TTTTAGAGAACCAACTGTACCATCACTTTTTATTTCTAAATCATTTCCTGCACCAAACTTTAATTTTTTATTGTCAGCTAAACTTACATCTTCTGCAAAAGTTGCATCAGCAGAAATAGCAATAGCATCTGTTGTAAATCTTATGTTATTACCTGTATTTCCTAAATGTTGTATATATTCAGTTAAATATAATGTATCATTTATAATTGTTGTTCCTGCTATATTTGTATTTCCACTTGCTGCAGCTACTGTAAATTTATCTGTATTTACTGCAAAGTTTCCTGTTGAACTTAAATTAGTATTTGTTGTTAATGAACCATCTACTGTTATTGCAGTTCCTGATTCTGAAACTATTGAATCTGCTATTACACTTGTTGATGACCATTTAGTTAGGTTTCCTGTTGTTCCTGTTCCGTCTACTTGGCTATGATCTAATTTAGTCCATTGATTGTTTGCACCTGCAATTACCCAATCTCCAATAGTCCAGTTAGAAACTCCATTTAAACTTGTAGTTCCTCCTACACTTACAACGTAATAATGACCTTGTGTTATAAAAGGGCTATTGTCTATTGTGTATGCTTCCCCACTTAACATTATATCGCCATCTAAAGAAAGTGTTGTATCACTATCTATGTTTGTTACTAATGCAGTTGTTCCATCTACTTGATTAACTACTTTATCTCCTACCGTTACAGTAGAAGTAAAAGAAGCAGAACTATCTACTAATTTGTTTGCTAATGTTGATGTTGTTGTTCCGTTAGCAGCTTCTCCACCACCAGAACTTAAAACTGGTGAATTAGTGTCTGCATCCCAAGATCCTATAAATCTTAAACCACCTGCTAAACCATTTATTTGTGATTGTAGTTTTCCAATACCGTCAACTATTGAATCTGTAGCTAATACAGAACTTGCAGAAGGACTTGGTAATCCTGTTAATACTTTAGCTGTTACTGAATTGTTATCTAATGTTACTGCACCACTTACATTTCCTGTTCCATTAACACTTGATATTGTTCCAGTTGCTTGACCTGTTAAAGATAAATCTCTTGCAGTTTGCCAAGCTGTAGCAGTATCTGCATTGCCTGTTAGATCTCCAGTAACATTACCTGTTACGTTTCCAGTTACGTTTCCTACAACAGCCCCTGTGTGTATTCCTGCTGAATTTCCTGTTAAATTACCTGTAACATTTCCAGTTAAATTTCCTGTAACATCACCAACTAAATTTGTGCTTATTGAACTTGGTAAACCTAATGTAACGCTTTGACCACTTACAACACTATCAATTTCATTAGTTGTTCCTAATATACTTAATGATTGTGTGTTTAAATTTATATCTCCTACGTTTGTTCCGTCTGTTATATCTAAATCTGATGCTGCGTCAAGTGTGTCTACATAAGAAGTAGTTGCTACTTTTGTACTATTATCACCTGCACTTTGTGTAGTAGCTACAGAACCATTTGGTAATGTAATACCTGCTGTTGGAAATTGTAAACTTAATCCTTGACCAGAAGCAGTTGATTCTATTTGATTTGCAGTTCCTGTTACTGCTAATGTTTGTGTGTTTAAATTAACATCTCCAGTTCCACTATCACCACTAAAATCTAAATCACTTGCAGAATCTAAAGTATCTACATAAGATGTTGTAGCTATTTTTGTTGAATTATCTCCTGCTGTTTGAGTTATAGCAGTTGAATCGTCAGGTAAATTAACACCTGTTGAATCTAAAGATAATGTTAATGATTGACCAGAAGCTACTGTTGTAATTTGGTTAGTAGTTCCACCTATAGCAAATATTTGTGAATCTAAATCTATTTGACCAGAACCAGTATCTCCTGTAAAGTCTAAATCTTCTATTGTTATTTGAGCAGCAACGTAATCAACTATAGCTGCAGTTGTAGGAATTGAAGTATCGTTATCGTTATTAGCAATACCATCAGCTTCATCTACAAACTTTGTTATAACAATGTTTTCTCCTGTATCTTTTAAAGATCCAAATTCTAAAATAGCATTTACTTTAAAATCTCCTGCATTGTTTAATGAAATACCTGTTGAATTTCCTGATCCGTCAGTTAATTCTTTTAAAGTTGCAGTTATTGCAGCATTATCAATAGTTTTTATTAAACCTTGATAAGTATCTGATATTCTTGTATTAAATAGACTTGCCATATTTTTTAGTTTTTTCTTGTTTCTTTAAAAACGTCTTTAGTTTTTCTATATTCTTTTGTTTTGGTTTATATCTCATAGTACCCACCCATTAAATAATGCATCATAATCTGGATATATATCATCGTTTGTATTGCTTGTGTATTCAGGATAATCTGATTGGTTAAATGACATAAAATCAATAAAGCGTCTTGAATAATATTCCATAAATTCTCTTGCTTTATCTACTAAATAATCTACTTCATTTTTACTTACTGTTTCACTTGTTTCAGATCTATGTTTAAATACACCACCATTCTTAATTGAATAAGCTGCAAAAGGAATATAATATATTTGTGCTGCCCATATTAACATTGGCTGTAAATGTGTGTTTAGTAAAGTCTTGTATTTAGCATTAGCAACGTCATCAATTTCACCATTAGCTATTAATGTAGATATTTTGTTGTATAGATCCGTTCCTGTATAATTTTGTATATCTATTTCTTGTGCGATTTTAATAAATTGTATAAACTTATCAGTATCTACATTTCCATCTAAAATGCTATTTCTAACTAAATCCGTTCTATTTATAAATAATGCTGTTGCCATAATTTTCTATTTTGGGTATGCTCCACGATTAGGCATATTAATTGGTGCTATTTCTGATTGCTTCGTACCTCTTGGATTTTTAATATAAGTTTTAGGTATTGTTCTTGTTTTCTTGTAATCACTTAAATCTTTAGAAGGTTTAGTGTTTTTCTTTAAACGATATAATTGACGGATGAATATATGTCTACAATATATTCCACCTTTAAATTTAAATAAATCATAAGGTTTTTTGTTATGTCCTAATTCTCTATTCACACCATCTCTTGATGCTTTGTCAATATCTTCTAATCTATATACAATTCCTGTTTTAGATAAACGCATCATATTTTTGCAAAAATCCCTTGTTGAATTACTTGGTTTTTTTGATCCTACTGCATATTTATATCTAATTTTATAATTTTTAGAATCTAAATAACTGAATCCATCTGGTTTAGAAGTAATTTCGTCTTTTAGTTGTTGAAATAAACTCTTTTTTTCAGAAATACAAATGTTTGCCCAATCATCATCACTAATTTCAGAACCTTCTTGTAATTCATCTACAAGTTCCCATTCATCATTTACAACTTCACCTTTAAGATTTTCTAAAATAACTTCTCCAAGTTCACTTGACATTTTAATTGGAATACAATTAGGTACTAATCGACCAGCTTTAACTTTCATTCCGTATTGTTCGTAACCAGCTTGACAAGGTTTTTTTAAATCTATTTCATCGTGTGATTCACAAGGCATATACCATACCTTTTCTCCTTCTTTATGTTCGTGATGACCAGAACATCCCATTTTTTCAGCTTGTTCTTCTGCTTCTTCTTTAGTTTCGTAAACTTCATATCCGTCTACTTCTTTTAAATCAACAGACATTTTAACACCTGTTTCTTCTTCTATTTCTTCATCACTTTGTACACTTCTATCTACGTCTGTAAATTCTAATGGCTGTAACGTAATAAAGTATAGGTTTAAAGCAATATCATTGTAAGCTAATACTTGGTCAAAGGAATCTATTAAAAGTTCCTGAAATGGTCTAATAACAGTATTATCCATAAGCAAGGAAGCTGTCTTTATTTCATCTGCATTGTTTCCTAATCCTGTATTATCTTTTATACCTAAAAGCATTGGGCTTACTACCCTATGTGCTACTAATACTTTACTTTGTGATTCATCTGATAAGAATTGATATTGATTATGTGCATCACTTAATTGTACAGGTGTAATTTCTGCTTGTTGTTCTTTATTGTCGTTAAAACTTAAAATAAATTTACCAGCATTACTTGATCCACTAAATTTTTGTGCTATTCTTGATTCAATAAGTTCACGTTCTTGTGGGTTAGGCGTTCCGTTATTAAAGTTAATAAGCATTGAAGGGCTTAAACCATTCATTATGTTGTTCAAGTGATAATTAGATATTTCTTCTTCTAATTCTGCATATTGTATTCCACCTTGATAGTCCACAGGTGCATAGTAATAAAAACCTGACTTGTATGGCTTAATGTAATAGATTTCTATATTTTCTTTAGACATTCCATAAGCAGGTATTCTTAATGGTTTATCACTTGGTTTTAATTTAGTCCAATCCTTGAAGTAAAAGTATGCTGGTATATCACCATCTTCATTACATTTTTCTGCTCTTAATGTTTCAATAGGCATATGCTCTATTTGTGCAATTTTAGTTCTGTCTTTTGAATAGATAATTTGCATAGCACATTGACCCATAAGTTTAAGGTCATAACTTAATTTTCTAACTACATCTTTTTTAAGTAATGTAATCATTTGTGCGTATTGTTCTGGCTTTTTACTTGAATCTGTAGCGCCTAAACCTTTACCATATATTTGTTGGCTAATACCATTAATACAAGCGTTGTTTGTAGGGCTTCCATTGTAACGGTCTATTAAGAATTGAAAGTAATTATTATCTTCACCGTAAGCAATCCATTCTTGGTTAGGCACTTCAATTACTTCTGGACTTGTGTATGTACTTAAATTAACAAAACTAACTTCTGATTTTGAACCTTTTTTAATAAACTGCCCTAAACTATTTCTTTTTCTATTTTTCATATTACAATGTAATCATTATTATAAGAATTGTCTGTAATGTATTGACCCTTGTTTAACTCATAATATAAATTATCCATTTGGTCAATCTCTTGATCAGTACAAAAAATCCTATCTTTGAATATATCTACTATATTTGTAGTATCTATATTCCAAAATTCATTATATAATTCCCAAAGAAAATAATTAGTATTCCAAAAGTTTGGGTCTGAATATAATTTTATGTCGTAAAAATGACCTTCAACTAATACAGGACTAAATGCTTGACTAAAAGTTAAGTAGTTTCCTGATGTAACTCCACTTGTTACCTCATACGTCTGTGTTACATTTGTGCTATCATCTCTAATAGACAAAGTAAACTGATCCACATACGTTCTTGGTATTACTTTAAACGCTTGGGCTAATGTAGAAGTAGTTAATACAATCATTTTATATATAACGTAAGAAATAAGTTATTTTGTAGAAATGTTAATGCAAAAAAAAAGCACCCCAAAGGATGCTTAATTTTAAATACTAATATTATTAGTTCGGTACAATGACAACTGCAGATGCAGTAGGTACAACTGTAGAATCTAAAAAGTATGGTGCAGTTTCTTCCATTGCTTCCATAGAAATAGTAAATCCTGAAAGATCTCCTGCTGCAGCTCCTGTTACTGTAGTTCCAGATGTAAGTTCACATCCATTTTCGTAACCACACAAAAAGAAATTACCGTAATAATCTTCAACTATAACATAAGGTCTTGCAACTGCTATATCTTGCAATTCTGCTTGAGTTTTAGCATCAAGGTATGTTAAAGTTAAATTTAAAGTTTGAGTATAAAAAGTAGTTCCGTTTTCTCTTGAACTTGTTACAGTTGTTTCAAGTGAAGAATTACCTTTAACATCGTATTTAAACCAATCACCAGTATTAGTTAGTGTTGTTACCTGTTTTGTTGTTCCGTCTACTTGAATAGCACTAATAGTTCCAAAATCAGCAAACAAAGCAGATTTAATGCCACCAAAGGCACTTTTACAAGGTAATTTTCTACCTGTGTTTAATGTACAAGCCATAGTTTATATTTTTTTATTAAAAAAGGGTAAGTAGGCAATAACCCACCTACCCTTATTTTTGGTTAATTTAATTTATTAAGAATAAAGAACTATATCAGATCCTATTCCGTATTGTACTCCAGCAGTAAATCTCATAATTACTCTTACGTTTTTACTTCCGTCAATATCAGCCATATCAATCAATTTTACAAGATTGTAGTCAGACATTAATCCAGTTCCAAAGTATAAGTTAGATCTTTCTGCAGCAACAGCGTAATTGCTTGGTAATCCATTGGCAACAAAGATTTTAACTCCATCAATAGAAAGGTTTTCTTGACCTCCGTACCATAAAGTACCTCTATTGTCAATACCTCCTGCAACACCACCACCTTGTGCGTTTGTGATAGCAGAATATCCACCTAATGCTCTAACGTATGCTTTAGCAATGTTTTGTGATACATAGATAAATAAATCTTCTTTACCATAAAGTGTAGAAGGAATAGCATCTACTATCTTACCTAATTCAGCAACTACGTTAGCAGAATCAACAACAGCAGCAGCAACATCAATTACATCTGCATCAGCAGCCATTAAAGTTGTGAATCCGTTAAATTCTCCAGCTTGTGCGCCACCAAGATTTCCTTGCCAGACATTATTTTCAGTTGAAGCAGCAACTTCTTTTGCAACGTGTGCAATTAAGAAAGAAGCAAAGTCAGGTGGTAAGTTATCAAAAGCTGAATAGCCCATTGATACAGCACCCCAGTCAGATTCGAAAGGTGTTTTACATAATTCAAGGTTAACTTGGAAATTTTCTGGCTGTATAATTCTTTCAGTAAGAGTTACAGTTCCAGCATTCGTGAAATCACAAGATTCATCTACAATTAAACCAGAAGTAGCTACTTTTTTAATAACTTCTTTAAACTTTACGTTTGGCTTAATTTCAATAGCACCTTGACTTAACGTGTTACCGCTTAATAAAGCAGCAGCAATGTACTTACCTGCAAATTCTCCAGCATAAGTAGTAGTAATAGTTGGTTGTGGCATAATTGTTTATTTTATTTATTTAATTGATTTAAGATTATATCCATTGTAGAAGGGCGTCTTTTTGGCGCTATTCTAAAATTTTCTTTTTTAGCATTACCTCCTTCTGGATTGTGCTTTATTGGAGCAGCAGCAGGTTTAGATAATTCTTCTTTTAATTGTTCGTTAACTTCTTTGTTAAATTCTTCTTTAACTGTTCTTGATTTAGGCTGTCTTGAAACTTCGTCTTCTTGCATTTCAACTTCATCTTCTTTCATATCTTTTTCACCTATTTTAGACTTAAGATCAGAAATAGCATCTTCAAGATTTTTAATTCTTTTTTCCATACCTTCCCAGTCTTGTACATCAGCTTCTTCATCCATTTCTTCTTCTTTTTCTTCTAAATCTTCTGTTTCATCTTTAGATTCTTCTTCCTTTTGTGGAACTTCGTCAGATACTTCTCTAACGTCATCTATGATTCCTTCTTCTGCAATAACTACAAGTCTACCATCTTCCAGTAGGTATTCCCCTACAGGCATAGCAACTTTTTCGTCATCAGTAAGAATAAAGATTTCTTTACCTTTTTCAAACGATTCTGCTTCTACACGAGTACCGTTCTCTAATTTTTGTTCTTCAAGTTTTACTTCTATGTTTAAAAGCGTCTTGATTTGGTTTAACATTTCAGTTGATTTCATAATTATATATATAACGTGTTTAATTTATTTTTTTGCATTTTCAAACTGTTCTGGATATAACTCCTATCCCTTGAGCCCATAAAGAACCATCACAACATTTTCTTGAATAAGTATTTTTATCTTTACATAGACAAGCACGTTGCGAGTTTTTAGGACTTGCTATTCCACGAATAAAAGTGTTTTGTCTACTCATTTATTAAAATGTCTTTTATTTGGTTTAATAATTTATCTGCTTCTTTATCTTCTGATAAACCTACAGGATCTTTAGGTCGTTCCATTTTATCTGCAAAGTAACCTTCTATTGAAAACCCTTTTACTTTACCTGTTTTTACATATTCGTTCCAGATTTCATCATTGTTTACTTTTACAGCACCCATCCAAGTTCCTACTGGTACATTCATACCATACTTTCTTGACTTGTCGTGAACTTCATCTTCAACTAACCAAGATTCTACCAAACTTAAACCACTTAATGAATGTTGGTGCTCTAATGTTGAATTGTTTTGATTGCCTTTAGTTAAGTACATTTGGGAGGCTTTTAAGACTGTATCTTTAGAGAAGTATATATAATATTCATCTTCACCATTTTTGCGATATATAGGCTTATTTGGGATTAGTAA